GCGACATGCAGGTGATGGCCTCGGCCATCGTGAAATCGGGTCTCTTCGGCATGAAGACACCAGACCAGGCACTGGCGCTGATGATCGTGGCGACCGCCGAAGGGCGTCACCCCGGATCGGTGGCGAGCGACTACCATATTATTCAAGGCCGCGCCTCGCTCAAGGCGGACTCGATGCTGGCGAGGTTCCAGCAGAGCGGCGGGCGGGTCGAGTGGCACGACCACACGAACGAGAAGGTCTCTGCGACCTTTTCCCACCCTGCGGGCGGATCGCTCCGCATCGATTGGGACATGGCTCGCGCCAAGGCGGCGGGGCTGGGATCGAAGGACAACTGGAAATCCTATCCTCGCCAAATGCTCCGGGCGCGGGTGATCTCCGAGGGGGTCCGTGCGACCTTCCCGGCGGTTCTCAATGGGATGTATACCCCGGAGGAAGTCGGCGAGTTTGACTCCCCTCGCCCGACACGCTCGGTGAAGGTGGAGGTCGCACCAGAGCCGGTGGCGGAAGCACCGAAGCTGATCGAGGTCGAAGCCGTGGCGGTATCAAATGATACCACGCCGGAACCGGATTGGGCGGCGGAATTGGAAAAGCGCATTTTCGAGCATGAGCCGAAGGTCAACGCCTTCCTCGTTGCCAAAGGCCAGATCGCCGAGGGGCAGACTTTCCGCGACATCGCGGATGAAGGCTACCGCAACCGAGTGCTGTCGAACACGCCACGATTCATCGAGGCCGTATTGAAGGAGGTCGCATAATGAGCGCGACGATTCGCCACTCCGCTCTCGACAAGCTCGACCTGTGTCCGTGCTTTGAATCCAACCCCGTCTCCGGTCCTGCGGCGGAGCGCGGGACTCGCATGGATGCGGCTTACCGTGGACTCCTCATGGGGGAGCGCCAGCCATTCCTCTCGCTCTCCGACGACGAGCAGGATGCGGTGCTGTGGGCGGTCACAACGGCCAAGGAATTGGCCGATGGCCATGAGATCATCGCCGACGAGGCGCTCCTCAAGGTGACCACGCCGCATCTCTCGCATGAGGGAACGGAGGATTCGCGAGTGAATGCGAAATCCATGAGCATGGATTTGAAGTCGGGCCAAATGCGGTCTTACCACAAGCAGCAGAGTGCCTATGCCCTCGGCAACATGGACCGCACATTCGCGAAAGAGTGGGAGTGTGTGTTGCTATTCTGCGACCAGCGCGAGGTGGTCCACTACCGCTACACCTACGAGGAGGCGGATGCGTTGGTGAAACGGATCGTGGCCTCGGCGACCGATCCCAACCGCCAGCCCTGCGCTAATGAGTATTGCTCATGGTGCCTCAAAAAAGACCGATGCCCACAGGTTGTCGAGCCGGTGGTGCAGACGCTGGCGACCGTGGAATCCTCGGTCTCGCTGGCCGATGTTCGGCAGGGAATCCTCGCCGACCCGGATCGGCTGGGGAAATTTCTTAAGGCGGCGTCGATTTTTGAGAAGGAACTCCTCAAGCCGATCAAAGATGCGGCGAAGGAACTCCTCGCGGCCAATGGCGAGGTGCCTGGTTGGAAACTCCAGCACCAAAGCGGGAGCGAATTTTTCGACCGGCTTGCTATCGTCTCGGCGGCGGTGGCTGGGAAGTCGGGCCTCGATGATCTCGTCGCGGCGATGGGTGGCGACATGGGTGGCAAGGCATTCCGCGAATGGCATGAGAAAATGCGGATGCCGGTTCGTGAGGAGAACGCGCAACGCAAGGCCGACATCGTGAAGCTCGTTGAGGACAAACCTAAGAAAGCGAGGGCCGCGAAATGAAATTAACCACAGAGGACACAGAGGTCACGGAGAAGAAGCAGCTTTTGGTTCAACTTGTGGCCGGACTTCTTGCGAGCGGTCATTATACCGATCCCGATGAAGGCTGTGATACGCCTGTTTTAAAAAGATACGATATCGGAGAATCTTGGAAAGAAGATGGATACCCAAGAAGGCACCCGTTCCATGTTCTTGATGATGCTGAATCCCTACTAAATGACATTGAGTTCATAGTTAAGCAGGAGGGAGTGAAATGACCGGCGAGGAACTGCGCGACCGGGGCATCCTGCAAGTGGATGCCAACACTTCCGAGGATTGGAAGGCGACCTGCGATGGGGTCATCTCATGGCTGGCTCGCAACGGAGCGGAATTCACCGCCGAGGATGTCCGGCCATGGATTCCCGAACCGCCCCACCCGAACGCGATGGGCGCGAGGTTTTCCGCAGCGGTCAAGGCAGGGAGGATTCGTCACCTCTGCTACCGCAAGGCGAAGAGGGCGAAAGCTCATGCCCGGGTGCTGGCCGTTTATAGGGGGGCGGCATGAACATTCAGTTTGAATTTTCATTTCAAGAACTGGAGCCGGTGAAGGTCGTGAAAAACAACTGGGGACCATTCTGGCATGTGATGCAGGGCATTTACTGCTGGCCTGGTGATGCCAATCAAAAGACATTTGCAAGCATCGAGGAAGCGGCGGCTTTTGCCAAGCGCCACGGTGCGGACCCTGTTGTGGGTATCGAGGCGCTGCACGGACGCCACAGGAGGGCAGCATGACTAAACGACCGGCGTTTCAATTCTACCCTTCGGACTTTTTAGTGGGGACGGCAATCCTCACCCCAGAGGAAACAGGCATCTACATTCGCTTGCTTTGCTACCAATGGACAAATGGTGGACTCCCAAACCATGTGTCCATCTTGGCGAGGCTTGCTGCTTGCGAAGACGAGTCTTCGGTTGATGCAGTTATGAAGCTCAAGTTTGAGGAAGGTGAAGATGGAAAATTGTATAACAATCGACTTGAGGAGGTTAGGCAGGAGCAGGAGCAGTATCGTGAAAAACAACGCGAAAACGCTAAAAAGCGATGGGTTGACAATGCCACGGCAATGCCACCGCATGATTCTGGCATCGAGGTGGCATCGAAACGGCATATGCCAAACGCATGCTCTTCTTCTTCTTCTTCATCTTCAAAAGAAGAGACGATGGTTGAATTTCCAACAAACCTAAAAACTCCGGAATTTGAGAAGGCTTGGAAGGAATATCTGGAATACCGCAAAAACGGGCGCATGAAATCCCTGCTGCCGACAAGCCAAGTGGCGCAACTCAAAAAGATGAGTGAGTGGGGGCATGACGCCGCGATCAAAGCGATCAACGAATCGATCTCCCAAGGGTGGCAGGGCATTTTTGAACCCAAAGCCACATTCAACGGGAAACAACAAAAGCCACGCGCAGCATCTTGTTTATGAAAGAAGTCCCTATAGCCAAAACTGCCGAGGAGGCAGCGTTGAGTCTGATTGTTTCCGACCCGGATATCTTCTCGGCATTGCCGTGGGATGCCTCGCTTTTCGCTTTGGAGCCTAACAGAACGATCTTTGATGCCATAGCAAGGGTTCACCAGCGGACAGGTGCTTGCAGCGCGATACAGGCGATTTGTGAGCTTGAGACTAGTGGTCGTCTGGAGTTTTGCGGAGGAACGCCAGCAGTCATGGAGGTTTTCAAAACTTCTTTGTATGGACCGGGTGCTATCGCGCAATCGGTCGCATCGGATTACCGTAGACAATTGGCGAAGGCGAAAGGGTTCCGCGATGCGATAGCGGCATGGACAGAATCCGAGCCAGATATCCGGCGAATGAACTGCGACTTGGCCGAAATTTCCGAAAAGATCGCTCGGGCAGCAGCGGGGAATGTGGTCGAGGAAAAAACCATCAAGCATCATTTAACCGAACTGATTGACGATCTTGAGCAGAAAACAGCAATTGAAACTTTCAGCACCGGCATCCCGGCATTGGATAGGCATTTCCATGGAGGATTGCTGCGAGGGGAAATGCTGGTGGTAGGGGCTGATACTGGAGGAGGGAAAAGCATTTTGCTTTACCAAGCCGCGCTCCAAGCTCTTGAGGCTGGGAAGCGTGTAGCGATCTTTTCTTTGGAGATGCCTGCCAAGGCGATCCTGCGGCGGATGGCGGCAAACATGATTGGGAAGCGGGTGGAGGGTATTCGGGAAATGACCGGCGACCAGCGCCATGTCGCCAGCGGATTTGACCTTTCCAATGCGTTTGCGCGATTGATGAATTACCCGCTGACGATCCACGACACGATTTCCGAAGTGGCAGAGATCGATGCCGAGGCGCATCGGTTGGTCGCGATGGGGAAAGCTGATCTCATCGTTGTCGATTATCTCCAAATTGTCACGATGCCGAAGGCGGACAGCCGGGAACAGGCGATCTCGGAACTCGCCCGGAGGTTGAAGCTCACCGCCCTCAAGACCAATTCCGTGGTGCTGACCGCTTCGCAACTCAACGAGGAGGGTCGGTTGCGCGAATCTCGCGCCATTGGTCACCATGCCGATGCGGTCATTAACATCCGGCACGATGGATCGCCGATCATTGTCATCGATAAAAATCGGCGAGGGCAACGAGGGGCCACCGTGCCGGTGGTGATGCGTGGAGACATTTCCCGTTTTGAGGAGGATCAAAACCAATGACAACTGATATGGCTTTTGAAGCCGCCTGCTTTGATTTGGAACTCGCCAACAAAATTTGGGAATCTAATGACAAGGCTCGTTATCATTTGGCAGAAGCCGCCTACAAGCGGGCCGTGGAACTCCGAAATACATATTTCCCCGACGAACCCAAAGCCGATTTAACCGAAGACACGCCGTTTTGACTGATACCAACCTCCCGAACAACAACAACCAAACAACATGACAACAACACACGAACTCGCAGACAAACAGAACCGCTATGTGACCGCCGAAGGCAAATACATCGCGAAAGTCAAAGCCCCCGGCAACGGGTGGCTGGGAACCACCAAGACCGGAACGGATTTCATTCGCGTCCCACTCCTCATCGATGACCCGGAGAGCGACCAGCACGGACGGGAAATCGTCTGGCAGGGTTGGTTGACCGAAAAGGCAACCAAGCGCACTTGTGACACGCTCGACCAGGCATTTGGCCGCGAATGGGACATCAAATCGCTGGACGCTGGCAAGTCGCCGTTTCTCGGCCAGAAATGCCGGATCACGGTCGAGGCCGAGGAATACAACGGCCAACTTCGCCACAAGATCAAATGGCTCAACCCGCTGGAATCCAAACCACGGGAAACCGAGCCACTCTCCAGCGACCGGCTGGCCACGCTCAACGAACGCCTTGCCGCCGCCCGCGCCTCCGATGACGAAATCTCCTTCTAAAGACTACCACTTGGAAGGAGTCCGAGACTTAGCCTGCAATATCATTTTGCAGGCGGTCGAGGATTGCTGGAACAAGCACACCTACAAGTCGAAGCACCAACAAGCGATCATCGTGGAAGCACGGCGGACGGCTCGGCATTTTTTGAAAAGCCGGTCGTATCAGCAAATCTGTTCCATCTTTCCACGGCTCCCTGCGGACAAAATCAAAGATGCGGCATTTCACCCGGGGAAGTATCCGCAAATCATCAAGATGCTTCGCGAAAGGAAAAAGAGATGAACTGGCAAGGTATGATTGTAATGCCTTCCAATAACTCGGGCATCCAAATCGGATACCTTGCCGGAAAATTTCAAAACCGAATCGGCTGGCTGCTATCTCCAGATGGTTGGCGGCAGCCTCCAACTTGGATGCCATACGCTTTAGACAATGGAGCGTATGGGGCGTGGTCAAATGATCGCGAGTGGGATGCAGAGGCTTTTCTTAAGTTGATTGAGAAATCAAAATCTGCACACAAGCCGCGCTGGGTGGTGGTTCCCGATGTGGTAGCAGACAGGGAGTCAACGATCATCCGCTGGCATGAATGGATGCCGCAACTACGAGATCGCCTGCACGGGGTATGCTTTGCGTTTGCCGTCCAAGACGGAATGACCCCAAACGATGTGCCGGACGAAGCAGATGTAATTTTTGTAGGAGGCACAACCGAGTGGAAATGGAAGCACCTACACACTTGGGCAAATAACTTTCCCCGCGTCCATGTGGGACGGGTGAACTCCGAGCGACTCCTTTGGATGTGCCATGAAGCGGGAGTAGAATCCTGCGATGGCACAGGCTGGATGCGCGGAGGAGAAGACCGTTTGTAAGAACTCCACCGATATCTGGAACAATCAACCGGCGGCGACCGCCGTCCTCAACTTCAATTCACACTATGAATAAACAAGACAGACTCAACGCAACTTTTCGCCTGTGGAAAGACTTTTCTTTCGAGGCGGCACATCAACTTACCAAGGTTCCCGTGGGGCATCAATGCGGAAGACTTCACGGGCATAGCTACAAGCTTCGCGTCCATTGCCAAGGCAAGCTCAACCCCGCTCGAGATTGGGTGGTGGATTACGCCGACATTGCCGCCGCCGTGCGTCCGATAGTGCAGAAACTAGACCATTCGTTTCTCAATGATCAGTTCGATTTTGAAACAACAGCAGAAAATCTTGTGTGGTGGTTTGCAAATGAACTTACAGGGAAACTACCAAGTATTTGTGCCGTGGAATTATACGAAACACCAACAACATCTGTTTTATTTGAAATTGAATGAACTGGACGCATGAACAACTCCGAAAACTCGGCTACCGGCAAAATCCCGACGGCAGCTTCAGTCACTCTTCAACTGCGCGGCTACCTCACCCCCAGCCTCAACCGGCTCCTCGGCCAGCATTGGTCGCTCCTGCAAAAAGAGAAAGTCCGCGCCAAGCTCGCACTACTCTCATCATTACGAGACGCTCATGCTCGCTCCTCGACGCCGACAATTTCGCAGGCGGTTGCAAGCCTCTTATTGACCAGTTGCGCTATGCCAAGCTCATCGAAGACGACGACCCCGAAACCATCGAAATTCTCTTCCGGCAAGTCAAAGTCAAAACGAAGGCCGAAGAAATGACCCACATCGAAATAACAACCACAGGGGGAGTATGAGGGGGAGATTCCCAATACTTGTCAAGATCAATTTTGACTGATACCATCAACTCTATGAAATTGAACCCGAAACAAGAGGCGTTTTGCCAAGGGGTCGCGAGCGGTCTCTCGCTTACTCAAGCCTACATCCGCGCCGGTTACTCGGAAAAGGGAGCCGGACAGGGCGGCGAGCGTTTGTTGAAAAATGTTGAAATCAGCCAACGAGTGAACGAACTCCGCGCCAAATCCGAGGCCAAGCTCAACTACAAACGCGAGACCTACCTCGAAACACTCCGCGAGCGGTTCATGGAAATGCCGCCGGAATCGGCGACCTGCGCCAAGTATGGCGAGATGCTCGCGAAGGCGATGGGATGGAACGAACCCGAGAAGATCGAGGTCGCCGGGGCCATGGACATCAACATCCGCATCGGTGGCCATTAACATCGACATCATCCCGCGACCGCAACTCGCGAGCTACCTGCACCGCAAGGAACGCTGGTCGGTGATGGTGCTGCACCGGCGTGCCGGGAAATCATTTGTTTGCATCCAAGATTTGATTGCCAAGGCGCTCTCGCATCGCCGCAGCGGACCGCCGCTCCGCTACGCCTATGTGGCTCCCACCCGCGAGCAGGCGAAGGACATCGCTTGGAAATACCTTGTCCAGTTCACCTCGCAAATCCCCGGCGTGGTCATCAACAAGGCCGATCTCGCGATCACCTTCCACAACGAGGCCACGATCCGGCTTTACTCGGGCGAAGCCTACGAGCGCCTGCGCGGAATCTATCTCGATGGAGTCGTGATGGACGAGGCGGCGGATCTCGACCCGGCAGCGTGGGACAATGTCATCCGTCCCACACTCACCGACTACCAAGGCTGGGCGACATGGGTGGGAACGCCGAAAGGTCGAAACATCTTCTGGAAGATGTGGAACCGGGCGTGTGCGGACAGCGAGTGGTTCACGCTCATGCTCAAGGCGAGCGAGAGTCACATCATCCCCGAGGAGGAACTCACCGACATCCGGCGTGGCACCACGGAGAACGCCTTTGCACAGGAATACGAATGCTCGTTCAACATCGGTCGCCCGGGCGCGATCTATGTTCGCTCACTCGAAAAGGCCCGCGCAGAGAAGCGGGTCACCAACGACATTCTGTGGTTCAAGGAACTGCCGGTCTACACCTCATGGGATGTGGGCGCTCCGCTGAATCAGAAGGTCTGGATATGGCAGATGGTCGGCGACCGCATCAACTATCTGGAATCCCTCTCTGGGTCCGACGAGTGCAAGACCCCAGCGGACTGGGCTGCACGACTCAAGGATCGCCAATATGCCTACGGGGGGCATTACATCCCGCACGATGCCGCAGCGGAAGTGGGAGGACTCTGGCAGGAGGCGCTCGCTCGCAGCGGACTGACCGGCGTGGTGCCGGTGCCACGGCAGAACTCGGTATGGGATGGCATCAACCTCGCCAACGATGCGTTCCCTCGCATCTCGATGAACGAGGCCGGATGTGCTGATGGTATCGAGGCGCTTGACGCCTACCACAGCAAAGAGGAGCGCGATGGCGTCACCATCAAGGATGTGCCGGTGCATGATTGGTCATCGCATTTCGCCGATGCGTTCAGTCTCTCGCACCAGGCTATCAAGCGCGGGATGGTCATCGACCGCTCCGCGATCCCTCGGAAAGCCGAGCGCCACGAAGCAACCAGAGTCATGGCAGGATTCCGAGGTGGTGGATTCGGAAAGGTGCGGCGGTGAATCGCGAACTGGAACTCCAAATCCTCGATCTCTACCGGCGCTACCCGCAGCCGCGATCCTTCTCCGAGGAGGTAGAATTGACAGCATGGAATGGGGTGGTCGTGAACACCGAGGACTTCTTCCTTCTGGCCCGCCCGGTGGATATTCACGACCCCGAGGAACGCTGGCGCGATGCCGCCCACACATACCACAGGTTGTGTCAGAACTGCTGGCTGATCACTATATATAGTGGTATCAGTCAAAATAACCCTTGCAACTTCGCCCCGTATACACTTCCCTTCATCGCATGGAGTCGGCGAGACCGCCCGCTCCGGATTTACGAAACCTCGAAACTCCAAACGCGATGCGACTTACTGACCACCAAGAAAACCCCATCCTCTCTCCCTGCCTAGCTTGGTTCGGAGGGGGAAGACGCGCCCCAAAGTCACAACCAATAAATATTCCGCCACCACCACCACCGCCCCCACCGCCCGACCCACCGCCACCGCCAGCAGTAGTCGATATGCAATCCGGAGAGGAAGCCATGGCAAGTGAAGCCGCACGGCGTAAAGGCACAAGGAAATCCATTCTCGCCGGGGAATCCTCGCAGACTCCCGTGACGACCGGCTACTCGACCCTCGGTTGATTCAGTTTTGACTGATACCAAATGACCGGAAAAAATCCCGAACTCGCCGACAAGGTTCTCCAGCGCCATGCGGAACTCGTTCATCAGCGGGCGACATGGGAATCTCTCTGGGAGGACATCGCGAAGTATGTGATGCCCCGGAAGGCGACGATGTTCACGCAGACGACCTCGCCATCCACCGAAGACGAGGCGCAACTCTTCGACGCCACCGCCGTGCGGGCAAACATGATTCTGGCCAATGGCCAACTCAGTTGGATGACGCCGCTCGAAAGCCGGTGGTTCTCGCTGGAGCCGCCGAAGGCGATGGAAAGCGAGGACGAGATCGAGCAATGGTTCAAGCGTTGCACCGAGGTCATGCAGGCCGAACTCAGCCGGTCGAACTTCTACACGGAAATCCACGAACTCTATCTCGACCGGGGTGCCTTCGGCACGGCGGCGATCTTGGTGGAAGGCGGCAAGAACAATTCCCTCAACTTTACCAAACTCGACCTCGGATCGTTCGCGATCTCCGAGGATGACGAAGGCTATGTCGATACGCTCTCCCGCGAGTATGAGATGACCGCACGGCAGGCCGCGCTCAAGTTCGGCGTGGAGAACCTCACCGACTCGATGAAGAAGGAACTGGAGAAGCCCAACTCCAACCGCAAGTTTTCCTGCGTTCATTTGATCGCTCCCCGTGGTCCGGGTGAAATCGAGCAAGGCAAGCGAGACGCCGAGAACAAGCCCTACGCCTCGGTGTATGTAGACAAGGCCAGCAAGCATGTCTTCCTTTCCTCGGGCTTCGATGAGCAACCGTTCTTCGTGACGAGATATTTGAAATGGAAGAACTCCGAGTGCTACGGCTACTCGCCAAGCTGGACCGCCCTGCCGGAGTGCAAGCAACTCAACTTTCTTGAAAAGCAACTCGACTCGCTCGCCGAGATTCATGCGTTCCCGCGCATTCTGATCCCTGCCGGATTCGATGGCGATATCGACCTCCGCGCCGGTGGCGTGACCTATTTCGACCCCAACAACCCCAACGCCACTCCCCGGGAATGGGGAACCAATGGGCGATACGACATCGGCGTCGAGCGGGCCGAGCAGAAGCGCAAGGCGATCAACGAAGCCTTCCATGTGGACTTGTTCCAGATGTTCGCGCAGTTGCAAAAGCAGATGACCGCCCGCGAAGTTGCCGAGCGAGCCAGCGAGAAGTTGATCCAGTTTTCCCCGACCTTTGCGCGACTCACCACGGAGCTATTCAATCCGCTCCTGCGCCGGGTCTTTGCGATCCTCGCCCGCGCTGGCAAGTTCCCTCCCCCGCCCCAGCAGTTGCAAATGATCGGCGTCATCCCCGAACCGGATGTCGCCTACAACTCCCGAATCGCTCTCGCGATCAAGTCTCTCGAAAACGCCGCATTCGTTCGCACGACCGAGATGCTTCTGCCCTACGCGCAACTCAAGCCCGACATGCTCGACAACTTTGATTTCGATGAAATCTGCCGCGACATGGCGAGGAACGATGGTCTCCCCGCCCGCTGGCTCATGGAGGAGGAAATGGTCGCGCAGCAACGAGCCGCCCGCGCCCAAGCTCAACAGCAGGCCATGCAGGCCGAGCAAATGGAGCGCACCGCAAGCGCACTTGGTAAGGCCGGTGCGGTGAAGCAGGACTCGATGCTTGCCGGGATGCTCCCCGGCATGATGGGACAAGCGTGATGGCTCCCGAGGACAAAGCCGCCGCCCTTCGGCGCGAGCGCGAGCGCCAGAAGGTCACCAACGCCTACCATCGTGTGTTCAGCACCAAGGAAGGCCAAGCGGTCATCGCCGACCTCAAGGCGCAGTTCGCGACCGAAAGCCAAGTTTTCCTCCCCGGCTACGATTTCAACCCCGTGGTCGCTGCACTCCGCGATGGCCAGCGCGGTGTGATCCTTCACATCGAAGCGGTCCTCCGCAGGCCGGTCATCGCGGACGGCGACATCGAAACTCCTAAACGAAAGGTCAAAAAATGAGCAAGAAAACCGAACCCAAAAACGACATCCCGCCACGCCCCGAAATGGACCCCATGCTCGGCGACAAAACCATCGAACTGGTCGAGTGGCTGCGCGACTACGCGCCCGAGGAATTTCAGAAGACCTACGCCGGTCGCGAGACCCATCTCGGTTACCACCCGCATCAAGACTGATGCGCTGTTTTGACTGATACCATTTATGGAAGACACCACAATCGACACCTCCGGCGAGGAATCACTTCTCGCCGCAGCCGATAACACAAGCGCCTCTCCGGAGGCACAGGCGCAGCAGCCCGCTGCGGAAACCACGCAACCCTCAACTCCCTCGACCGGCTGGGTGAATCCAGACGGCACCTTCGGAGACAAGTGGCTCGATGCCCTGCCCGACGATGCGAAGGACTACAAGGACACGCTCTCGAAATACAAAAGCGTTCCCGACATGGCGAAGGCGCTCGCGAACGCGAATGCGCTCATCGGGAAAAAGCTCGGCGTCCCCAACGAGAAATCCTCACCCGAGGAGGTAGCCGCATTCCGCCGTGCCATGGGCGTTCCCGAGTCGATTGAGGAATACAAGTTCGCTCCGGACTCGCTGCCCGAGGGCATGACATGGAGTGACGACATGGCGAAGCCTTATGCCGAGATCGCGCACAAGCACGGCATCCCGCCCTCGGCCATGAAGGAACTCGTCGCGCAACACGCGAAGACCGAGATGTTCAAATTGGAAGCGATCCAAGCGACCTACGAGAAGCAGCGCACCGAGGCCGTGCAGGGTCTCCAAAAAGAGTGGGGAAATGATTTCGGAAAAAACATCGGACTCGCCAAGCAGGCCGCGAAGCTCGCGGGCGTGGATGCGAACTCACATGGATTTTCCGATCCCGAAGTTGTGCGTGGATTCGTTCGCATGGCGCAAATGATGAGCGAGGACAAGGTCGGTCGCTCCATGGGCGGCACCGAGTTTATGACCGGCGCGGCCCGCGCCAAGGACATCATGTCGAACTCGGAGAATGCTTGGCACAAGCGTTACATGGAAGGCGACCGCGAAGCCGCCGCGCTCGTCACCTCCTTGCTCAAACAGGGATGAATTTCTGCGGGGTAGTGAAGAGGCATCACACCAGTTTCATAATCTGGAATCCCGAGTTCGATTCTCGGCCCCGCTAATTTTTGACTGATACCATGTGATGGTGTAGAACTCACACCGTCAGAGCAGACACCTCCTTTGTTGAGCCTGCTCCCTAATACCCGCCGTCGAAGACCCCGATTGGGACACTCGGAAGCGAAGGGAGCAACGAACCATCAGTTTCGACTGATACCAACCAACTCAACACAAGGAGAAAAAAATGGCAGACCTCAATGGCGTTCTGACGAATGTCCCCAACCACTACACCACACAGTTCGACGCGAACTGGAAACACCTCGTTCAACAAAAGAACAGCAAGCTGAAAGAATATGTGACCATCGATTCCATCGAAGGAAAAGAGAAGTCCTACAATCAAATCGACACGACCTCGATGACGCAGATCACGGATCGCTCACGCGACACCCGCATCAGCGATCAAGCGATGGCTAAACGCTGGATTCGCCCGCAGCAATACGACTGCGCGAAACTCGTAGACGAATGGGACGAGCAACTCCTCGGCGAAGTCGTCCTTCCCACCAGCCCGATCATCCAATCGCACGCTGCCGCCTATGGCCGCACCTGCGACACGATCATCATCGGCGCTCTTGGCGGGACAGCCTTTACCGGCACGACCGGCACAACCGCAACCGCATTGCCTGCTGGCCAGAAGGTCGCAGTCAACTATGTGGAATCCGGCACCGCCGCGAACTCGGGCCTCACCATCGGCAAGCTCCGCGCTGCGAAGTTCCTCTTCGACAGCAACGATGTCGATGAGGAGGAGGAGCGCATCTTGGTTGTTTCGGCCAAGCAGCTTCAAGACCTGCTCCGCACCACGGAAGCCACCAGCGCCGACTACAACACGGTTCGCGCCTTGGTGGACGGCAATCTGAACACCTTCATGGGTTTCAAATTCCGCCGCACCCAACTGCTTCCGAAGACCAGCACGGTCCGCAGCGTTTACGCCTATGTGAAGTCCGGAGTCATCCTCGCCGAGCGCGGACTCAAGACCCACATGGACATCCGCACGGACCTCTCGCACTCCCTTCAAATCCGTTCCGTGGCCAGCCTCGCTGCTGTTCGCATGGAAGAGAAGAAGGTCGTCGAGATCGCCTGCGACGAAGCCTAACCAAAACCCGCTGGCAGACCGGGAAAAGTCTGCCTTCCCCCCTTTTTCCATTTTCTAACGCGCCTCAATGACAGACATCCAAATCTGCAACCTCGCTCTCGCCCGACTCGGTGACGCCCGCATCACCTCGCTCTCGGACGCGACCGCGCAGGCGCAGTATTGTTCTCTGTTCTACGCGCAGACTTTGGAGGAACTCCAAACGGAGTTCGACTGGCAGTTCTGCCGGAAACTCGCCTCGCTGACCGCTGACGCCACTTCTCCAGCCTTTGGCTACGCCCGCCGGTTCGCGGTTCCCTCCGACTTCCTGCGACTGATCCGCCTCAACGGGATCGATGAGGATGAGAACTTCTCCAAATGGGAAATCGTGGATGGATTCATCCACACCGACCTTGCCGCACCCGCGCAGATCGAATACATCGCCCATGTCACCGACGCCGCGAAGTTCCCGGCGGTCTTTGTCGAAATCCTTTCCGCAAAGCTGGCCACGAACCTCGCGATGCCGCTCACCGGCTCGAAAGACCTTTTCACCCAGATGGCCGAGGTTTTCTCGGCCAATATGCAGCGCCCGGTCGTCAAGGCGCTGATCCTCGCGACCGCCAAGGACCGCCCATCGACCACGCTTACCGAGGACGAGCTTTGCCGCCAAGCGATCTTGCGGGTCGGCACCGCCGAGCAGTTCGGACCCTCCTCGCAGGCGATGCTCCTCGCCAAGTCCCTCTACCCGCAGGTGCGCGATGCGCTCCTCCTCGCCGGATCGTGGACATGGGCCATGAAGTCCACCACGGTTATCGAGACGCTCCCGCGTCCGGAATACAAGTGGGCCTACCGCTACGCGATCCCATCGGACTGCCTGCGCGTGTTCCGGGTCAACGATTACGACTATTCGACCGGCGACTCGGCGTGGGAAGTGTCGGGCAATTTCGTCCTCGCCAATGCCGATTCCGGCTCGCCCGCATGGGTCACCGGTCGCACCTATGAAGTCGGCAATGCCGTTTCCAACAACGGCGCGGTTTACCGCTGCCTGGTTGCCGGTTCGACCAAGCAACCCGGCGTCACCTCCAGTTGGACGACCGATTGGGATGTCTGGCTCGGCACGGCGATCACGCTGGAATATGTCAAGAAAGTGACCGAGGTCACCCTCTTCGACTCCTTATTCATAGACTTACTCACGGCCAACCTCGCCTCCAAGCTCGCCGTCCCACTGACCGGCGATGCCAACAAGGCGGCGCTGCTCGCCAAGGAAACCGAACTCCTCGGCAAAAGCCCCGCCATGCGCCGGGACTCCACCGAGCGCAAGGGTCGGATCAAGCCAGCGTGGATGTCCTCCAAACTCGTCTCGTCCCGCAATGGCGGCGATGGGGTCGATGCCGCGCAGGTCAGCGGAGGCGGACCCGCAGGCGGCGTCAGCTACCCCTCGCTCCTTGTCACCGTGGGATCGGTCACCAACCTCCCCACCGGCTCCACTCCCACGGTCACCAACACCGGAGTCAACGACACCGCCGTTCTGAATTTCGGACTCCCGCAAGGACCGGCGGGAACCGTCAATGTCGGCACCACCACCACCGGGACCGCAGGGACGAACGCCAGCGTTGCCGCCACCGGCACCCCGGAGAACCGCGTTCTCAATTTCACCATCCCTCGCGGAGACCAAGGCATCCAAGGCATTCAAGGGTTGACGGGAAACACCGGAGCCGTTGGCCCCGCGAATTCCCTTTCCATCGGAACGGTCACCGCTGGCCCGACCGCTGCGGCCTCGATCACCGGCACCGCTCCGAACCAGACACTCAACCTCACCCTCCAACAGTCCGCGCTCCTCTCCTCGGCCAAGACAAGACTGACCGGCAACGGAACGCTCAAAACCTTCACCGTCTCGGGACTCAAGTCGAGCGACCCGAACCATGTCATCGTCTCGATCAACGGTGTCGTGCAGGAACCCACCACCGACTACCTCGTCAATCAAGGCGCAGGCACGATCACTTTCACCACCGCGATCCCGAACAATGCGAAAATCGTTGTCGTCGCCCTCGGCCTCTACTCCCCCACCACCCAGCGCGACCCGGATAATTTCATCCACTCCTTTGCGCTGAACACCGCAGGCACCTTTTCCTACTACGGCTTGCTTCTGAATTCCGACATCCCCGCCACCGGCTCTCCTGCTGCCGTGGCCAAGTGGACCATCACTCGTTCCGCCCTCTCCGCCAACGGAACCGTCACTGCCACCGCCCAAGCGACCAATGTCGCGTGGACCAACCGGGAGACCTCCACCTACGCATGACGACGATTACCGAATCAAATATCACCCAGCAACTGGATTTGAGCCAGTTCCAGATCGTTTTCCCAGAGGAAATCCAATCGGTCGTCGAATATCCGCAGGCCGCAAATTTTCCGGAAATCGGAAAAGCCCAGCGCCTCTACATCTCGCTGGATTCCGGCCTGCCCTACCGCTGGAACGGCACCGCCTACACTCCCGCCGCCGATCTCCCCGCGACTTTTTCCGAAACGCCGCCCGCGCACCCTTACACCGGGCAGCGTTGGACACACACTTTTGACCTCACCACCTACGAATGGTTCGGAGGAAGTTGGGTCGAAAAACCAACCAACAACTAGAAAACACTACTACCATGGCAGCTATCTCATTCCCATCCAGCCCCGCGCTGAATGACATCCACACCGTCGGTTCCCGTTCGTGGAAATACAACGGCACCGCTTGGAAACTCGTCCCTCGCACAACCGATGCGGTTGTCGAAGGTTCCACCAACCTCTACTACACCAACGCTCGCGTGGCCTCGGCCCCAGCCGTGTCCGCCCTCGAATCCCGCGCCGGTTCCATCGAGTCAGCCGCGACGAGCTTGACGACCCGTGTCGGCACCGCCGAAGGCAATATCAGCACGCTCACCAGTGGTCTCGCCACCGAGAAAGGCCGCGTGGACGCCGTCCTCTCCGCCGCCGGGGCGGATAGCGATTCCTTCGCGGAAATTGTGACCTTGATCAATTCGGTCGACACCACAAATGATTCAGCGTTTGCAGGTTATGTCACATCTAACAACTCCGCAGTTAGCACCCTTCAAGGCCGCGCCACCAGCCTCGAAAGCCGCGCCACCGCCGCCGAGGGAGACATCGATGCTCTGGAGTCCCGCGCCACCACGATTGAGGGCGCAGCGACCACGCTCTCGGGCCGTGTCACTACTGCCGAGGGTTCATTGAGCAGCCACACCGCCGCGACAAACAACCCGCACTCTGTCACCAAATCCCAAGTGGGTTTGGGCAATGTGGACAACACAAGTGATGCGAACAAACCCGTCTCCACCGCTGGCCAAACCGCCCTTGACGGCAAGCAGATCAAGGATGTCGTCAGCACGAACGCGCCTTCGCACACCGAAGGTCTGCGTTGGATCGACCCTACCGATATGACCGAGTATCTCAGCTACGGCGGAGCCTGGGTCGAAATCGACAAGCAGTAAAAAACCATGTCCGCCCTCGCGTTTCCATCTACCCCGTCAGTCAACGACACCTTCACTTCCGGCAATCGGAAGTGGAAGTGGACGGGAGCGCGTTGGCAGGTCATGCCCGTCACCATCCCGGCCTCTCGCCTCTCTGGCGAGGGGGCGGAGATGGGCGACATCCTCGTCTTCGACGGCGAGGCGTGGTCACCCGTTCCTCTCACCGAGGGCGGTTCCACCATCGCCCGCGCCGCTTGGGACTCCCCCTATCATTATTACGGCACCGCCCCCACCGGCACCGCCGAATCCTCCTCCGGTTGGACAATCACCCGCATCACCACCGATGCCGATGGGGCGGTCACGGCCACCCAATCCGCCACCGGCGCGTGGTCGTCCAGAACCTCACTTTCTTACAGCTAAAACCTCAAAAAAACCCACCACCATGACAGCATCCGCACCAATCGAAATTAACGGAAAATCCTACGACAAATTCTCACTCAATTTGGCCATCACGGGCCGGTATTTGAGCGATGGTTCTTCTGACGCGCAGGTCGCCATGCGCCTCGTCCCAACCCGCATTGAGTCCGGCGAAGTCATCACCGCAGACGAAGCCGCCATCGGCATTGCGCTCGGATCGCTGGCAGGCAGCGACGAGGCCACACAGCAAGCGGTTGGCGCGATCCAATCCGCCCTCCAAGCCTACCTCATCGCAAAAGGACTCTAAGCCATGGCACTCATTACCTCTGCCGCAAGCGGCAACTTTAATGCGGGCGCGACATGGGTTGGTGGCGTTGTGCCTACGATTGGCGACGAAGCCCGCGCATCGACAGGCCACACCATTACGATCAATGCAAATGTCACTTGCGATGAGATTTCCAACGCAGGGACAGGAACATTTATTTTAAGCGGTGGAGTCACTTTAACAGCTAATGTGACGCACAAATCCACGACCTTAGCGGTAACTCTTCTAACTTTTTCTTCGGCATCTCCGGCCAGCGCAAACATCGTGGGCAACATTAGCGGGGGACCAACAAACGATGCAGTTGCGGTTGCAAATACATCCTCTGGCTTATTGACGGTAACCACAGCAGGTAATGTTACAGCAAATGCGGCGAGAGCTTATGGGGTAAATAACACAGGTGTCGGCACGGTCAATATAACGGCCAATACTATATCGGGCGGGCCGGGAACTGTTGCCCCCTACGGAGTCAATAATAACTCAACAGGCACTATTATTGTGACTGGCAATGTAACTGCCGGTTCTTCAGCGACCGGATCCGGAATTAGAAATGCCGCAGGCGGCACATTAAATATTACCGGTTCAGTTTTGGCGGTAAACGCCCCTGGCATTTCCAATGCCACGACAGGAGCAGTTACCATTAGCGGGTCGATCACCGCCTCAAACTCGCACCATGGACTAGAATGCACTAATACAACTGGTGCAAATATAACTCTAAGCGGGTCGTTGATTTCTGCACCCAATGGACTGGCTGCAACAAACTGCGCCAAATTTTTAATGAACCCAACGCCGTCTACTGCGTTTGTGCGTTTTGCAAAAAACGGCACAACAACTTATTCGGATTTTTACACCGCCGACAACTCGCTCGGCCAAGCCGCCCCCGCAGATGTCCGCACCGGAACCGTCTATGCCAATGGCAACCTCACCGGCACATGTGCGGTCCCAGCCGCAGGATCGGTGGCGCTGGGAGTCCCCGTCGATGCGACCACAGGCACGGCAGTCCTCACGCCTGCCGATGTTCAATCCGCGCTCACCGCGCAGGGCCTCACCACCGCCCGCGCTGGCGCTCTGGACAACCTCGATGCAACTGTTTCAAGCAGGCTCGCCCCCAACGGCACGCTTGCCACGGTCACAACTCTCACCAACGCGCCCGATGTGCCCACCGAGGGTGAAATCGCCAGCGCCGTCTGGTCTGCTGCCTCCCGCGAAATCACTGGAGGCACCGTCACCACGCTCACCAACGCACCAGCATCTGTCACGCCGAGCGACATCTGGAGCCACGCCACCCGCACCATCACCGGCGGGCTTGTCGATACCGCAACAACTTTGACCAACGCGCCCACCGTCCCCACCGCCAGCCAGATCGCCTCACAGGTGAGAACCGAGCTTTCGAGCGAACTCGCCAAAGTCTCGGCCCTCAACACGACTCGACTCGGCCAATGCACGACCACGGAAATCCTCGGAAATCTTCTTGCTCAAGCCAATAGCTAATGAACGGCGACCAACTCAAATCCGCAGCCACCGGCCTCGTCGGCAGCGCCACCTCCATCGGTGCGGCGGTGTATTCCATGCTCCCGCATCTGGAAGCGTGGATGCGCCTCGCGTCCGTGGCGGTCGGCCTCGCGGTGGGCATCGTCACCCTCGTCAAAATCCTCCGCGATCTGAAAAAGTAGATGCCGAAGTTCGATTTCTATCCCTCGTTCAATGCCGGTGAAGTCTCGCCCTTCATCGACGCCCGGACGAGTCTGGAGAAATACCGCAGCGCCTGCCGCACTTTAGAGAACTTCCAAATCCTGCCCTACGGCGGCGTGATCCGCCGCCCCGGAACGCAATTCCTCGGCACGACCAAATATGTCACGCTTGGCGAAGTTCGCTTGATCGGGTTCAACTTCTCAACCACGACCCGCTTCATCATCGAGATGGGCGTGGGCTACATGAGATTCTGGAACCCCGCCACGGGAGCCTTGCAGACCAACACCTCGGGCGGGACTTTGGAAATCTCGCACCCGTATGTGGGAGCCGACCTGCGCGAAATTCAATATGTCCAGATCAACGACATCATGTATTTCGCCCATGCGAACTACCCTCCCTACAAACTCTCGCGCCTCGCCGACAACAACTGGACTTTTGAACCGGTCGATTGGGACTACCCACCGCAGTTAGAACGCAACGACACCACCACCACGATTTCCGCCAACGGAGAGCAGGGGACCGTGACCCTCACCGCCAGCGCTGCGATTTTCAAACCCGGCCATGTCAATACCCGCTGGGATTTGAAATGGAAACGCCTTGGAGCTTCGTTTGATTTTGCCATCGGAGGCCGGTGGGCTTCGGCCAGCATGGATGTCATTGGCGCTTGGGATTTCTCCACTTTTGGCACATGGAATGCCGTTGTCCGCATCATGCGGACCCCAAACGAAATTTGGAAAAACGGTCCGATTCAATGTTCTGTCACCCGAGTCGGAACCGTCTGCACGGTTTCCCACACCGCCCATGGATACTCAACGGGTGATTTTGTTCATTTCGTCAGCGGACCCGCCCCATTTTTCTCGGCAATCCCCTACACCATCACGGTCGTCAACGACAATTCCTACACGGTGACCGTGGCAAATTCCGGGGCCACCTCCGGCACCGTGGTCGTTGAAAACATTTCCCAAATGGAAGTCGTGCGGGAATACGACTCCAACGGCGACCGAAACATCATCACAAGCGGAAACGAATCCGCTCGCTGCGGATTGAAAATCTGGATTTCCAGCTATACCAGCGCGACCAATGCCCGCGCCTTGCTTACCAATAGCACTTACGAAGTGGGTGGCCTCGTCAAAATCAACTCTGTGGCAACCGATGGACTCACAGCTTCGGCTACTGCGTTGGAGTGGCTCGGGGCGGAATCGCGCAGCAATAAAAAAACCACCTATTGGACCGAGCCTGCCTTTTCTGGAGAATCGGGCCACCCCCGCTCGGTCGCCATGCATGAGCAGCGCCTTTGCTTTGGCGGCACATCCTCCCAGCCAAACACCGTCTGGTGCAGCGCGATTGATGATTTTGAGAATTTCCAGACCGGCGTCACCGCCAGCGATGCCGTGCAGTTCACGCTCGCGGCCTCGGAGGGCAACCGCATCAATTGGATGTATAGCCAAAGCCAACTCCTCATCGGCACATCCGGCGACGAGTGGACGATTGGCAGCGCCGATTCCACGCAGGCGCTCTCGGCAACGAATGTGCAGGCGAACCGGCAATCCTCCTACGGGTCAAAATATATGAAGGCCGCGCTGGTGAATGATGTCCTCCTCTTCGTCCAGCGCAACGGACGCAAGGTTCGCGAGTTGGTCTACGAACTCAACAAGGACGGTTGGGTCGCGCCGGACCTCACCTTACTCGCGGAACACATCACCAATGGCGAGATCGTGGACATCGCCTACCAGCAACAACCCGATGCGGTCCTCTGGTGCGTTCGCGGAGACGGCACCCTCATCGCCATGACCTACGAGCGCGATCAGAAAGTCGTCGGCTGGCACCGCCACACGCTCGGCGATGCCGATGTGGAATCGGTCGCTACCATCTACGGGAACGGCACCGAGGATGAAGTCTGGATGGTCGTGAAACGCTATGTCGGCATCGTCGCCGGTCAAAGAGTCCAGTTCACGAATCTCCCTGCCGGATCGAACATTTCGGCCACGGAGACCTATGTCGTTCTGGCCAATCCCGGGTCGAACACCTTCACCATCGGCAGCTTGAGCGGCGAGTCGCTAGGCATCGCGAATTCCTCGATCACCCCAAACACCACGCAAGTCGTCGTGGTGAATGGCAGTTTCTCCGCGCCGGTCTCATCCTTGAGCGGTGGAACCTTCACCTACACAGGAAATGCCGCCGCCACGGTTCGCACGGTGGAGCGATTCCCTCTGCTCTGGCGCAAACACATCGATGACCAGACTGCCAACTCATGGCGCTACCTCGACGGCCATGTCGCCTTCGCCACCGGCGAAGCCAACCGCACGATCTCCGGCCTCGCGCATCTCAATGGGAAAACCGTCACCGTCATGCAAGACGGCCAAGCCCCCGTGACCCGCACGGTCGCCAGCGGAGCGATCACCGTTCCCCAAGCCGCCGCAGGCTATGTCGGCCTGCCCTACACCTCCACGCTCCGCCCCATGAAGCTCGATGCCGACTTCGAGGACGGCACCGCGCAGTCGCGCAAGAAGCGCATCCATCAAGTCGTCGTCCGCACTCTGAAGAGTCGCGGCGGCGAAGTTCGCACAAATAATGGAACATGGTATGCTCTCGCCCCGACGACCACCACGGGCGACCAAAAGATCATCCTCGGCGGAGCGTTCGGCATCGACGCCGATGTCGATGTCCGGCAAACCGAACCCTATCCCATGTGCATCATCTCGATCCTTCCCAAGTGGGACGCCTACGGCAATGAGTGACATCACCATCCGCCACTACGAACCGACCGACTACGAGATGCTCTCGGAGTGGTGGCATGCCCACGGCAAGCACCGCCGCCCGGAGCCGATGCTCCCGAAATGCGGAGTCGTCTGCGAGATCGACGGCAAGCCGGTCTCCGCACTCTTCCTCCACATGGACAATTCCTGTGGGATGTGCATGGCCGAACATGCCGTCAGCGCCCCCGGCCTTTCCTTGAAAACCGCGATGCTCGCCTTCCGGCATTGTGTGGCCTGCCTTCGCAAAATGGCCCGCGAACTCGGCTACCACACCATGGCTGTCTTCACCTACCCTGGCATCGCTCGTCGTTTGGAATCTCAAGGATTCCGCGAATTATCCTGCAATCAAGTCGCCATGATCGCATCAACATCGGAGGAAGAAATATGACAGGTTTAGAGCCAGCAGCTTATCTTGCTATCGCTTCCGTAGTCGCCACCGCCGCATCGACCGGAGTGGCCATGTATTCCGCCAGCGAGCAAAGCAAATCGCAAGCCGCCATCGCAGCATACAACCGCCAGATCAATGAGCAGAACGCCGAGATTGCAAGAAATGCGGCCATAGCTCAAGCCCAAGCCGCCCAATACAACGCACAAGTCGAAAAAAACATGGCGGACTGGCGACAGCAAGCCGCCGATGCCCAAACACAGCAATCCCAAGAACAAGCCAACCGCATCCGTCAAGAACGCGACCGCATTTTGGGTCTTCAGCGCAGCCAATATGCTGCTGGGGGCGTAACTCCCGAAGGCTCTCCACTTGCAGTTTTGGCTGATACCTTCACCCAGGGCGAACTGGCGGCGGTCGATGAAAGGCAAAAGGCGTATGAATTTTCTCGGCAACAAACCTACCAAGCGGACTTGGAAAGAACCGCTGCCGATTACCAAATGGCAACGGCGTTGTGGGAAGAAAAAACGGGCGGAGCAGGTTACCGGATCAACATGCGCCAAGCCGCCATCGAGCAAATGTCCGGCAACGCCACCGCCCGCGCCACCGCCATGGGAGGCTACACCGCGCTGGCCAGCGGGGTCGGCTCCGCTGCCAACACCGGGTTGAGTTACTACGGAAGCTCCGCGTCGAAGAATCCTACAGGGGCTGTTACTGGTTATGGGGGCCAGCAGTATGTCCCAAAAACATCCGCAACCGGGGGCCAATACTACGCTCCATCAAGTGGAAGTTTTAAACCCATTTCTTAACAATGCCCGCCATCCGACTCATTGACATCCCAAACGCAGGAAATGCCATAACGCCGCCCCAAGGCCAAGGCATCGCGGCTTCGTCCATAGGACGAGGGTCCAACTCGATGCTCACCCAAACGCTGGAACTCGACGCCTTCTCGCAGGAAGCCCGCGCCATGGGCAAATTCGCCGACTCCATCGGCGGGCTGGGCGATGTCGCCATGAAGTGGGGCCAGAAATTCGCCGAGGCCAAGGACTACGCGGACATCAACCGCGCCGAGACGCTCCTCGCGGTCGCTACGCAAAAGCAGAAAGCCGACCAAGCGACTCTCCCTTTGGAAAAGTGGGGCGAGTCTTTCGCCAGACACCAAGAGGAAACCAAGCGGGCGCTGGCCGAAATCAAGTTCAGCAACAACGCCGCAGCAAAATTCCAACCGTATTTAGATAACTGGACGCTCAAGTCCGAGGTCACGCTGAATGCAGAATCCCGCATCAAGCAACTGGAACTTGCCAAGACCGACATCAAGGCCAACGCCCTCCGCCTCGCTGCCGAAAGCAATTTTGAAGCCTCTCTTTCTGCCTTCAAAGGTGGCGTGGACAAAGGCGTTTTCACCCAAGAGGAATTCGACAAATTCGCCGCCGACATCCGCGACAACGAAATCCGCGCTGCCGAGTCGATGCAGACCGACCGGATCACCGCCGACTTGATGACCGACTGGACGGTCGCGAAGCAGAACCTCAACGAATATGTCAAGACCGCCGGGGACGCGAAAGACGATGCCCGCATTGATGGCGAATACGGGCAGATGCCGATGAGCAAAGTCCGCCGGTTGATGGCGCAAGTCGATCAGCAGGGCCGGATCACCGAGACAAACAACTACAACACCCTCGCCCAAGCCATCGATTCCAACACCCCGATCCGCGATGCCAACGGCAACGAGTTTCTCATCACCGACAAGGACAAGCTCAACAAGGCGCTGGAGACTTTCAAAGTCACCGGCACCGAGTCCAAAGCTAGGCTTGAGCGCCTCATCAGCGACAATGTTCCTTACAATTCAAAGGACATTGCCGAAGTAAACGCCCGCCTTGCGACCTACGACCCAGCCACCGACAAAGACCTCGGTGATTACGCAACCCTGCAAAACGAAATCGCCGCCAAGGTTCCCAAACAACTCCGCCCGCTTCTCAACGACCGGCTTGCCCAATCGGTTAAAAAATTCAACGCCGATGGGACGCTAAAATCTGCCACCGAAAAATGGCAGGGAGACATGATCCGCCATGTCCTTGACCTCGGGAAAGCTGGCATCCTCGGCGACCAAGGTTTGGACAAAGACGGCAAGAACATTGTCGATGTCGAGAAGAACAATAAATACTGGCAGGATGTGTATGGCTACCAGCAATCGTTGGAGGATTGGTTCCGAAATCCTGCCAACAAGGACAAGACTCCTGCGGATGCCCATGCCTACAGGGATAGCCTAATCAAGCCGAAATTAGACGAGGCTGCGCGAGCAAAGTATTTCCCAAAAAATGCCAAGCCCACAATTCCGGCAACTGATGTTGGGTTGTTCTCGATACCATCAGAAAAACAACCTACCCCATCATCCAGCCAATACATTCAACAAGGCAAAGAAACTAAAAAACCTTCCAATGAAGCAAAGCCAATTGGCAAGGTGACCCATTACAACTTCCCCGGCGATCCGTATTCGGATTCCAACTCACGCAACCGCATCGGTGCGTGGAACAATCGCCTCGACGAAAACTCCCTCGCCATCTCGCCCGACATCGAGCGCAAATTCAAAGCCGCCGGAATCGGCAAGGGCGATGCCGTGGAACTGACCCTTGCCGATGGGTCCACCGTGATCCGCACTTGGGATGACCGCACGATGCAAGACGCGCAAGCGATCAAGAAATTCGGCAAACCACTTACGGGTCGCTTCGATTTTCACTCTCCCGGCGGCAAACAAAAGAACGATGGCATGGCCGTTGTTTCCTTCCGAAAAGCCTCCAACGCATAATTTTCCATGATCGAAATAAACGACGAAGAAACAGCTATCCGTTATTTCAATGAATCCAAAAATGCTACGGATGAAAATCGAGACGAAATAGGTGACGCCTTAATTGCTTGGGGAGAAAAGAAGAAAGCAAAAGAATACGAAGAGGCGGATGCTCACTATGCAAAACTTTTTACCGACGATTCCTATTTCCAAGAACTGACCGCAGAAAACGAAGCGGTAGCACAAGCCCTCGACCCCGGAGCAATGGCAAAAAGAGGAGCGATTTCCGCTTACCTTGAACACCAACTCGGTCGCGAAATTCCATCCGCCAACTACGAACCCGAGCGTGATGCGTTCGCGATGGCGAACTACGGCAAAAAGAACCTCGATGACGGGCAGCTTTTCGAGGCGATCCGTGGCACCTATGATTTCCAGCGCCAACGCACCGAGGCGATCAACGACCTCCATGTTCAGTCGGTAGGGAAAGCCCTTGCCGATACCAATCTCGGGGTGAACCGGCCTTTTGTGGAGGGCATGACGGGGGTCTTCAACGAGTGGCAACAGAAGTATCCCGAACTGGTCGATGGCAAAGAGGATGCAGCCTACCTCGCGCAAGCCTACAAACTCTACTACGACACGATCAACGACCTCGATGCCG